CCTAAACCAGGTCCACCCATCATTGAATAACTAGCGGCAAGTTTCATACCTCGTCTTACTTGTTTCATAAGACCATCAGCATCTCTAAATGTATTTGGTAATCCTTTTTTAAATGAAGTTATGTCACCTTTTTCAGCAGCAGCTCTCATCTTACTAGCACTCATACCAGTTGCGCCTTCAGCATCTGGATCACGCTCACCAGCAGATACTACTTTTATATTATCAAACTTATAATAACCATGCCTTGACTTGACATCATTATATCTTTTTAGTAAAGTATCAAACTCTCTAATTCTATCACTACCAGCGACCATTACAATATTATTAAACTTACCATTTAATCTAACTAATATATCTAATACATTGTTTGATGGATTGATCTCTATGTTTCTAGCATGTTGTGGAAAAATCTTTTTCATAAAAGATAATTTTTCTCTAGGTGATAGTGGATTCTTTTTAGGGTCTTCACTTCTACTTAAATAAATTTTGTAATTATTACTTTGTGATTTAACTTTGTCCATTAGTTTTAAATGACCGATAGTTGGTGGATTAAATCTACCAAAAGCAAATGCGATAGTATTAACTGCTTCAGTTTTTAAACTATCAATCTCATCATCTGTTACTTTACCATCTTCTAAAACTTCTTTACATTTCTTATAGAATTTTAAGTAGTGATATTTTTCTAGGTACTTGTAAATAATATTTTTAGGTAGTTTGTGTTTCTTACCAAACTGTCTAATTTCATCTGGTGTCATATCGTCATTATAAGCGCTTTGTCTTTGTTTGACTACATCATCACCTATATCTACTAATACCTCTATACTGTCTTCTATCTCGTCTAATTTACTATTAATTTTGTCTTGTAGGTTTAGTACATCATCTGTACTTAAATCTTTTAGTTCTTCGTAATCTATAATATCTCTTGCTAGTTCACCTTTGACTACATCTATTTCTTGTACTTTCTTTTGAAAGTCTGCCTCATACTTTTCAGGATCAAAAGTATCTTCTGTAGGCTTTCTTATAAACTCATTCTCATCAATATCAAATACACCATCTGCCATAGCATCATTCTTTTTCTTTAGCTCTGGGTCTGTGATTACATAATAGTTTACAGGGTGTTTTGTACCTGGTACAAGTTTACCATTTATATCTCTTAAACTAGACGCTAGTTCTTTTCTAGCTGTCTCTCTATCTTCTTCTGGTACATCAAATAAAACATTGATGTCTAAATCAGCATCGTCTCTATATTTTTTTGTAAGTATAGAGCCAATCAAAGAATATTTTTTAACAGGATATTTTTCTTGGAAGCTATCTATTTGATCTAGTATCATATCCACAACTACTTTTTTTAGTTTTGGATTGTCTGTATCAGCATCATCAAATACACCAGGCGCATATCTTTGTCTAGGTATATCAATGATACTATCTTTTAATACACTTGGTTTATCTTTTAGATATTTAAATAAGTAATCTTTAAAACTCATATTCTTTTTTTAGCTTGTAATTCGTTAGCTATCCATTGTTTCGCTGTTAAGTTTTGAGGTGTTGCTCTTAATTGACCTCTAATAAACTTCGCAGCTGTGTTAAGTGTTAGTGTTACTAGTTCTTTTTCACTTCTATTATTATCAACAATTAACATTCTATTTGGACTAAAAATTCTTTGAAACTGTCCTATGTTTCTTTGTACACCATTCCAACTATTAGTTACAATATATTCTGGTATTGATCTAGGTCTATTTTGATTTCTTTCTAATGCCACTTCTAAACTTGTATTAACAAAGATCATATAACTATCATAACCTATTTGATCTAGTAATCTTTTTTGTGTATTAATTACATTTAAGTCTCTACCAGTAGCGTCTATAACTAAACCTAATCTACCTTGCATGTAAGTATCTAATTGTGTGGCAGTAGTCATCTTTTGTAAGTATCTAATTGTGTGGCAGTAGTCATCTTTGCTTTTGCTCTAACTATATTTCTAAAGTATTCTTCTTGGTCAGGCATCTTTAAAGATAGACCAGCCTTTTTTAAACCTCTCTCAAATGCTGCGTCAGAGTTTACTAACTTTAAACCAGTACCACCAAAGGCTGATCTAGTTACAAATGTTTTACCACTACCAGGTCCACCAGCCAAGAAAAAGGCTTTAAATATACCTGGGTCGTAAACACCCTCTCGCAATATTTGATTTAGTTTTTTCATTAGTTATTTACTTTTGCTCCAGCTCTCCATTGATAACAAGACCAATATCTTGCTTTTGTTTTTGGTCCTGGATTATCACAATTATGTCTAGCTCTAAATGACTTTCTTCTTGCTGGATCGTCTCTCTTAATTGACAATCCAGTCGTATCACCAAATGATACTTTCTTTACTTTGTCGCCATCTTTTACATACACATAAAACTTTTTAGAGCCACCTCTAATTGGGTCATTTAGTTTTACTTTTTTTCCTTGGTATTCTGCTTCTTGTAAAGGCTCACTTTCGTGTTCAAATATTACTTCGTCACAAGCCTTGTCGTATTCTTCAAATTGTTTAAATGTTTTTGGCATTAGTTACTCCATCCTTTTGGCATTGTAAAGTTAGCTCTACTAAATTCTAATCTATCTACTAACTTAACTGCGCCTGCTACTTTATCTACTGCCACATAACCCTCTGGACTTGTTACTCTATAACCAGTAGATGTTCTTAAAAAATGTCCCACACTTTGTATCTCACTCATTTTGTTAATGAGAAAGTTCTTTGCATTCTGTAATGTGACATGAGATGCGATAGCCATTACCAATGCGTTCTTATTTCTATCTATAAATTTTGTATTAGTTGCTAGTATATCTTTGTACTTTTGTTTACCAGCTTCTGTTTTTCTAGCGTCTATTTCTGCTTGTACAATATTAATATAATACTCTCTAAACATATCAACTAAATTTCTAACTTTGGCCATATGACCTTGTGTGTTTCTTATGTAATGATTAAAGAAAGTTTTTAATCTAAAACCTACACCTAAACCATCAGCAGATGTTTCGCTCATCTTATCTAATAAAGGTGCTGCCTTTGATAATGAGCCTTCAGCCATTCTTAATTTTGCGTTGAATTGTGTTAGTTCACTTCTAGTTAGTTTGGCAGAACCAGACACGTCTCTATAACCAGCACTTGCTAGAAATACATTAGTCGCTCTACCTCTTACTGTACCAAAACCAGCAGTCATACTATCTAAAGTTTTACCAGTATATTTTGTGTGAAAGACAATACCCATTCTTGCTCTACTAATCTGTCTACCAATTGATGAGTTTACAGGAACAGCATATGTAATTGTATTTGGTGTAAATGAAATCATATCGTCACCATCTAAATTAATCTTCTTTAAATCTGATTGTGAGAATAGAAAGTCACCTTGTAATACGCCTTTGATACCTAGACGTGATAATTCTTTTAATGCGATTGATAGTTTAGACGCTAGTTCACCAGAGTGATTTTTTCTTATATCTGCGTTAGTATAATTTACTTTAGGATTTTTGTTGAAGACTGATTTTGTACCGACAAAGAATTTGCCATTTTCTGGATTAATACCACAGATGATAGCTGGTGCGCCATCCCATTTAACTGTCATATTAACTTTTTTACTAGAAGAACCAGCGAGCATATTTCTCACTGATCGTAAAAAGTTTAACGCATTTTCGCCACCCTTTGATCCACGATTTATTATATCGTCCTCTAGGTGTTCTAAATGTGTATTTCTATCTTGTGTTGTAAATCCCTTAAAACTAAACATTTCTCTCTCATATATTCCATTACTATAACCACTTGTTCCATATAAATCAATTGTTTATTATATTTATAAGACTAAACTCTTGTCCATAAGAATTTAGGTATGCCGCCATTAGGTTGCCATACTTTATGTTTGTTTTGAAACTTAACTAATTTGTGAGCATCTTCTTCAAAAAAACATTCACTAATTACATTTTTTGTGGGTTTCTCAATGACTTGCCACATAATATCTTCACCTCTCTTTATCATTTTCTTTGTATATGATAAGTCAGGTTGTAAATTATTAGGTCGTTGATCGCCTTTATGAAATCTTACTTTTTGTTTTTTAGCCATTATAATTTAAAATCGGAAAACTTCTCATACGATTGTTCTGGTGTAGGATAGTTTTCTTCTTGTTTTAATTCTTTACCACCTACTATATTTTGTGCTGAATTTTCAGTATCATATAATCTCATCTTAGCTCTATCAACACCTATAATAAATGATCTATTAATCGCTGGGTCATTATATCTATTCTTCAATTGTTTTACTTTCATTTGGCCTAGACCTTCTAGTTCTTCGTTTGACATAAGAGCAAACATAAAGTCAGCTGTCGCTGGTAAACCAAACGACTCTGATGTATCTTCTAAACCAATATCTGTACTTACAAAACCTGTTCTAGTTGTTTGTGTTGCACTAAAGATTGGAACATCATGTTCAACAGCAAGACCTCTTAATTCTTCAGCGATTGCTTTGATATAAAAATAAGATGATATATTACCACCTTTAAATCTACTAGACGCACATATGTTAAGATAATCAATAAAGATCACTTGTGGTTTAAAACTTTTCTTTAACGCTAATTCATTTATTAATGCTTTAAAATGACCACTATGAGCTGACGCAGTAGGATACTCTTTAATAACTAATCTACCATTTGTCTTATCTTCTAATTTTTTAACTTTACTATCATACAATTCTTTTGGCATACTTCTAATATCGTCCATTGATATATCAAATAAATTTGCGTCTATTCTTTCAGCGATACGTTCTTCAGCCATTTCTAAAGTAATGTATAATACATTTAAACCTTGTGTTAAGAAAGATGAAGCAGCATGACACATAAACAAAGACTTACCAACACCAGTACCAGCCAGTGCGATATTTAAAGTCTTACTAGGTATACCACCTTTTGTAATTCTATTGAAGTATGATAAATCAAATGGGTATCTTTTTTCTTTAGTGTGGTACCAATCAAATCTATCTTGTGCGTCTTCTATATAATCGTGGCCAACGTGTTTATCAAAACTTACACCTAA